AAAGAATATATGTTGATGCTAAAAGTTTATAACTTTTAATTTTAGCTTGGAAAAAATCAACCATATCAAAGTTTTCTTTTATTTCTTTAATAAGATTATATTTTTCCTTTGATAATTTATCTTTATCTAATTTTCTAGATAAATCAAGTACTGTAGATAGTACTGATTCAGCTTTACTTTCTGATAGAGATATGGAATTATTAATGGTTTGGTATAGTTTATTCTCATTAGCCAATTCACTTTTAGTAAAATATTTTTTTACTAAAGATGCTGCTTTAGAGTTGCTGTTATTCATAGCATCGGAAGTAATCTTCCTTACTAGAAGTTCAAACAGAATACCAGTATTCTTGTACTTGTTGTGTTTTACTTTCATAAGTAGTGCGCTACTGTCAATAAATATTAAAATTATTCAACTTCCTCACGGATATTATCTTCATCCAAGAGGTTTTCTCCTTCAAATAAATTAACTTTTTGTTTAAACATACTTTTCAACATTTTTTCATTCTGAGCAAATATTGATTTAGTATTTAAATTTTCTAAGGCCATCCCTGTATTAGATAATCCTGGTCTTTCTTCTTCTCCTGATTTTGCTGTCATTCTTCTAGAACCAAGTGGATCTTTACCTAAATTGCTATCTTGTGTTCCATAATCTGATACTGAATCACTAGGTCTTCCCTGACCTAATGCATTTTCTGGGTATTCAGGGTCATTTACTCCATATCCTGTAGGGACACCTTTACTTCCTGGATATCTCCCCGCACCATATAAAGAAGCTAGTGAATGTGGTGTACCATATGCTTCACCTGATTCAGCAGGGTCGTTTCCTTCCGTTTCAATTTGTGCTTCTCTAAATTTACGTTTTTGATCTTCAATAATTAAATCTCTATATTCTTGATATTGATCTTCACTAAAGTGGAAAATATTATCATATATCCAATCTGTAGGCATTAACTTAGTATCCATCATTTGTTGAGCTAAGTCAACTTTTTCTTTTAATAATGCTGTTCTTTCTTGATCATATATAATAGAAGGTGTAGTTAATGATAATTCAAAATTAGTTAATGCAGAATCATCATATCCTTGTGCATATAAATGCACTAAAGCTATTTTAGTTAATTCAGATATTAATATTTTTTGTATTCTTTCAACCGTTCTAGCAAATCTAATATCTTCAGCAGCTAGTGTTGCTTTACCCTCTAAATCACCTTCATACCCTAAATAAGCTTTTGGAACTTTAAGTGCAGAGAATAATTTATCTCTTAAATAAGTTACATCTTCAATCGCAGCATAATCTAAACCTTTTGTTGTTTCAATTCTAGTTGTAGCATCTCCACCTCTTACAGGAATATAAAAGTCTTCTAATATGTTTTGCATATTGAATTTTAAATTATAATCACCTGTATTTGGATCAACATAAGGAGTTTTTTTCATTTTATTGATCATTCTTTGCATATAAGTTTCTACCTCATTAGGTGGTATATTTCCAACATTTACAAAGAAAGTTCTTTTTTCTGGTGCTCTAACTATTCTATGGATTAACATTGCATCTTCCATTAATGTCATTTGTTTCCAAATTTTCCTTCCCGGTTCAAGATATGATCTACCATAAGGTAAATAATTAAAATCGGATAATAATCTGAAGTGTGCCATTTCGTAATTATCAAAAATTACTTCTTCACCAGTATTTACACCTACTGCGGGTGAAATTTGTTGAAATCCTAATGGGCTTTCAGATACTGAATAGCTTGGGTCATATTTGAATCTAACATCAGAAGGATTAGCAGGATCGGCACCTTCTACTCTCATAATAGTATAAGAAGAAAAAGGTATCACATTAAATACTCCAAATTTTTCTGATATTTCTAATTTTAAATAAAAATCTCCGTATTTTAACATATTACGTGTCCAAGACCATAGATTAAATTCTATATTTAATACATCGTAAAATAAGTTGTATAATATTTTTTGTATTGTTTCATCAGCCGAACGAATTTGTAGTACTTCGCCCATGTCATTTCTTAAACAAGATTCATCAGATACTATATCTAATGCAGAAGCAACAATAGAATCAGTATCCATTGCCTCATAATCTGTATATAATTGAATTCTAGTAGAAGGGTAATTAGTCTGCTTCATTGTGTTATAATTCAGCCCTCCTGTAGTGCTATACAATTTATTAAATCTATCGTATAGTGAGTTTGTTTGTAGTTGTCCTAAAGATTGTATTTGGTTAGAATCTATTACTTTAAGTTGATTCCCTCCTACATTTCTTATAACTACGTCTGTAGAAAATAATCTTCTTAATCTACCAAATAATGAAGTGTCTGCCATTGTGTATAGTATATATAATAAATATTAATCCAGTAACCAAGAGATGTCTTCTTTATCTCCATATGGATTTTCCATTTGATATGGGTTTTTAGTTGGTGTTCCACCACTGTAAATTGTTGGTGCTTGATAATTTGTTGAATGTATTCCTCCTAATGCTGCTCTAGCCATATCCACACCTTGTTGTCTAAAATGTAAAGCAGTATCCCTTAAAAACATTCCTATTCCTAATGCCATAGTTAAATCATCATTATAACCTGATAATGCTTGTGCTTTACCATTTTTCCACACAAACGTTCTTAACTCTTCTAATAATCTTTTAGAACGAAGAGTAACAGATTTCTCATGAAGATACGAAACCATTTTGGAGACTACAAGTGGTCTCGTCTTCATTGATGTAGTAAATCCAGGAACCATACCTTGACTATTTTCATATCTAGATAAGTATTGATCCGCATTAGTCATTGATACGTCCATTTTAGGAGAATAATATAAATTTCTGTATCCTCTATCTATTAATTGTTGTATTACAGCCCAACCAATATTTGCATTTTCTACTACAAGTAAAGCATCATTATATTCTGTAGCTATAGCAAATAATAAATTACCATAATCTTTTGTTTGGATTTGTGCTTTAAATTCTGCTACTTGTGTTGCCTCTTCTATATCAAATATATGAAATGCCGAAAAGTCATTACCATCACCTCTAGCAACATCGGCTACTACTATATAATCTCTAGAATAATCTGGTATTTGCCATACCCATAAATTTCCATCTATACCTCTTCTTTCAACTGGTTCTTGAATGTAAGTACTTTCATAAAAGTTCAATATATCTGGTTCTATGACAGTATCACCTGATGTACTAAAATCACAATCACATTCTTGTGATGCCATTCTAGGACCTAATACTATGTCTTGTTCATCTCTCCATTCTTGATCACGCTCGGGATGTACAGTCCATGGTAATCTTATTGGTAAAAATGTATTTTCTCTTGCCTCTGCTTTAGCCCAAGTTGAATGAAACCAATTACCAGTACCATAAGGTGTTGATAAAGCTATACACCCACCACCAGTAGCTAGTGTTTGTTGAGCTGAGGCAAATATCTCTTCAATACCATCAATAAAAGCTGCCTCATCTATTAATAGTAAAGATACTGCTTCACTCCTACCTGCGTCCTGACTTGCCGCTACTGCTTTAATTTGAGATCCATTTGCTAAACGTAGAGATAATTTATTGTGCTCATCCGTTTTTATTTGCAACCATTTTGGTAATTGGTCATAAGCAAATCTTACTTTAGTTACCATGTTTTTAGCTGTCTCTTGTTTAGTAGCTATACATAATACGTTTTTATCTTTATGAAATAACATCATCCATAATGAATAAGCTGAACATAAAGTAGAGATACCTAATTGCCTTGATTTATTAATTATAACATAATCTTCTTTATGCATATGATTAAGAACCTTTTCTTGAAATGGATATAAATTAAATTTAATCCTACCCCTTTGTGGATGTTGTATAGTATAATATTTTTTCATAAAGTATACTGGATCTTTAGCACACTTTATAAATTCTTCTTTTATTATATGTTTTAAATTATCAGCCATTATTGTACTAATAATAACAGTATAGCTGCTCCCCCAACAGCTGAGGTAATTTGGTAGAATTTTTTAGTTCTTCTTTCTCTTTTATATGCTTTTTCTAATTCTTCGGACATACTTTTTGAAGTATCTAATTGTTCGTCCTTAGTTGATAACATTTTTCTATATGTTTCAATTTGGGATCTTAAATTAGTATTTAATTCGTTTTGAGTATCAATTTTTGAATTAGTTTCTTTAAGAATTTGTTGTAATGTCTCTATTTCCATATAAGAGGCATCAAATTTAATTAAGTCTTGTATTACTAGTTTAGCAATAGGTTTAGTTAATTGTATCTTTACTGAATCTATATCGGTTTGTGAAAAACCATTCCAATTCACTAGCATTAAGATCGTTAACAGCGTTAAGTTTAGCTTCTGTTTCAATTTTAATAACATCAAGTTGTCTATTTAAGTTATTAATTGTATTATCATAATTTGATATTTTAGTCTCTAATTGTTCTTCTATTAATTCTAGACTATCATTCACCTGCTCCAACTCTTCCACTTGTTGTTGCAATTCTTCAATTTTATCTCTATACTGGGATAGGTCTATATCTTCTTTTTTATTAATTATGAAAAATATAGCAAGGGTAGTAATACAAAGTAATAAAACACTTATTCGGTTCAAACCTTTTTTAAATTATTGTATGCTTTTATAGTATCTTGATTAGACTTTAAGAAATCCATAGCAACTTTTTTTTCTAGTTCATTACCAGTTTTTATTTTTTGAATGCTATCTCTAATTTCTTGCTCTATTTCTTTATAAGCAGCAATAATTTTATCATTTTTAGTTAACTTTTTATTTAAAACCTTATCCCCTGCAGGTGCATTTTCTTCACCTGGGATTTCTAATTCAATTTCATCTAAGCTTTCGGATTTTGCTATTTTTTGGATTTGTCTATCAAGATCATAAACTTTATCACTAAACATTTCTCCAGCATCAGAATGTTTTTTTATTAAGGCATCTCTTTGTTTAATTAAAGCCCTCATATCTTCAGCCTTATCTTCATCTAATGGTCTACCAATATCATCTACTCCTTGAGCTGCATCATTGACCCTTTCTACATGACCTTGAATATATCTTAAGTCTGTGTTTTTGTCTAACCCAATTTCAGTAGCTAATTCATAGATATCAGAAGCGGTCTCTATAACTTTATCAAATACTACCTTTGCATCATCTTGATCCTTAAGAGCAATTTTTTCTAATTTAAATAAAATATCATGTAATTTAGCTAATTCAACAATTTTATCTTGTTCTTTAGCACTAGGGACACCATCAGTAAATTCTCCTCTTAAAATGTCTTTAAATAAAGTTTGAGCACCAGGACATATATCAAAATGATTAGTTTGATATCCGTACACATTTAATTCTCCCATTCCTTCCCTAAATGCGTCTTCGTTAACTACTCTGATTCTCCAGTTTTGTAAACTAAAATTATCCATGATATTATATTTGCTATAAATATTTAATCTTGTATAATTCCTAATATTTGTTCAATTCTATCATCAGTACTACCCTTTAATATATGCACATTATCGCATCTATGACCAAATTTATTTAATGTTTTAACAATAGCATTATCAATATCATCTCTATATTCTAAATCAGTTTCTCTAACACCATTATCTTCCATAACAGTACCTTCAGGAGAAATATAAAATATATAATCATACTCACCTACAAATAAACAAGCATAATCTTCAAAATATTCTTTATCTTTAAAATCAATCGATTTAGCTAAATTAGTAAAAGCTATAACATCTATAATTGTTCTATCAGTTATAATATTTTCTTTCATTAATTCAGCAACACGTTCTGCTAAAAATACAGTTTGACCCTTTAATGTAGAATCAGTATTTAATGGAATACCTAAATTCATTAAATACTTACTACGTTCAGTAGCAAATTCAAAATTTTTAAATTGTTTTAATTCCTTTAATCTATTAACTAATGTAGTTTTACCCACACTCATTGTACCACATAAACCTATTTTCATATTTTATTTATTTTAATCTTCATATCTATAAGGATTAGATTTATTATCAATTATTGTTTTTTCTTTAAATAAATTTCC